ATGGTAACACACTAGTATTATTCCAATTTGTTGACAAGCACGGTAAAGTGCTCTATGATCAAATTAAGAATAAAGCACATAGTAAGCGTAAAGTGTTCTTTGTATCAGGTGAGACAGATACTAACGACAGAGAGCAGATACGTAAGATCGTTGAAACACAAAAGAATGCCATTATTGTTGCAAGTTTAGGAACCTTCTCTACTGGTATTAATATTAGAAACTTACATAACATAATCTTTGCATCACCATCTAAGAGTCAGATTAAAGTACAACAGTCTATAGGACGTGGATTAAGGAACTCTGATAACGGTGCGACTACAGTGTTATATGATATTGCAGATGATTTGCATTGGAAGAGTAAAAAGAACTACACACTACTACACTCGGCAGAACGTATTAAGATATATGCTAGAGAGTCGTTTAATTATAAAATATATGAAGTGGAACTAAAGATATGAGTGAGATAAGACAGTTTAAGTTAGTAGATGGATCTGAAATTGTCTGTGAGGTTTTAGAATGGAATGATGATAATAGTGAAGAGATTGTAATTCGTAATGCTTTAATCATTCAATATATGATAAAAGATGACAATAGATTATGTTCTATGCGCCCATGGATGCTATTGCAAGTACAGCACAATATGGTTTCAGTACTGAATGCAGGACACGTAACAATTGATGCACACCCTGCATCAGAGACTATAGATAACTACACAGAAACAGTTAAGTTTCTACAAATAGATCAAGAGGCATGGGATGAGTATGGGAAAGATCTGGTAGAAGAAGAAGCGGCTGAGAACATGAATGTAGTTACTGAAGAAGAGAAAGACAATATCATATCTTTCTTAAAGAATCGCAAGGACAAGTTGCACTAACCCTATCCCTACTTTCCGAAGATGGTCCTTTATTATACCATCGAAACACAAATCTGTCAACCCCCCAAATTACAAAAACTTCAACTATTTTATGATTGACAACCTATCCAATAATTGGTATAATAGGTCTACTGAAAAGGAGTAATAGATGGCACGAACTAAACGAGCCAGTATTCATTATGTAAACAATGCAGAGTTTTCATCCGCAGTTGTTGATTATGTGAAAACTGTCATGGAAGCAAAGACAAGTGAGAGTGTGTTACCTATCGTACCAGACTACATCGCTGAATGCTTTTTAAAGATTGCAGAGGGTCTATCCCACAAATCTAACTTCATTCGCTATACCTATCGTGAAGAGATGGTTATGGATGCTGTTGAGAATTGTCTACGTGCAATTGAAAACTACAATATAGAAGCCGCTACACGTACAGGTAAACCTAATGCATTTGCATACTTTACGCAGATCAGTTGGTATGCCTTTCTTCGGCGTATTGCAAAGGAAAAGAAACAACAAGATATTAAGTATAAGTATATGACATCTTCTGGTGTTGAAGCGTTTATGAGCATCGATATGTCCGAAGAGTTTAGCAAATTGGTTGGAACCAACTATGTTGACATTTTAAAAGATCGTATTGAAAAGGTTAAAGAAGCAGATGCGGTAGTTAAAGATCTTGTCAAATCAGAGAAGAAGCGTAAGAAACGAGAAGTCAAAGTTGATTCCGATCTTAGTGAGTTCCTAAGTGATAAGGACTAATAATGAAGATAGCGATTCTAAATGACACTCATTGTGGTGTGCGCAATAGTAATGACATATTTCTCAATAATGCTGAGAAGTTCTTTACTGATGTATTCTTTCCTCATCTTTTGGCACATGGTATTAAGCATATCGTGCATCTTGGTGATTACTTCGATAACAGGAAGTTTATTAATTTCAGTGCTCTTAACCGTAATCGTCAATACTTTCTTGCTAAACTAAGGGAGTATGGCATTACCATGGATATCATCTGTGGTAACCATGACACATTCTTTAAGAATACTAATGAACTGAATAGCTTGAAAGAGCTACTTGGTCACTATATGAATGAGATCCACATTGTACATAAACCTACAGTGATGGACTATGATGGTATGAAGATGGCACTGTTGCCTTGGATTTGTGATGAGAATGAAGCGGAAAGTCTAGACTTTATTGCAAACTGTAAAGCTGATATACTTGGCGGTCACTTAGAGCTACAAGGTTTTGATATGATGAAGGGTGTAGTAAACCCTAAAGGTATGGATCCTGCTCTATTCTCAAGGTTTGAGATGGTTATGTCTGGACACTTCCACACAAAATCGAATCAGGAGAACATTCATTACCTTGGATCACAGTTAGAATTCACATGGTCTGATGCTCATGACAATAAGTATTTCCATACATTAGACACTGAGACACGTGAGATTACAGAGATACGCAATCCCCATACGCTGTTTCATCGCATATACTATGACGATACCAAGGAAAACTTCGATGACTTTGATCTATCACAGGTAGACAATAAGTTTGTAAAGATTGTTGTAATAAACAAACTTGACCTCTTTACATTTGATCGATTTGTTGATAGAATACAAAATAGACCGATTCATGAACTGAAGATTGCTGAGAACTTTGTTGAGTTTCTTGGTGATGAAGTTTCAGACGAAGGCATATCAGTGGAAGAGACTTCTGTGTTGCTAGAGACGTATATCGAAAATGTTGAGACAGATCTTGACAAAGATAGACTAAAGATGGGCATGAGGGATCTATTTACTGAGGCTCAAGCATTGGAAATTGTATGACAACTATTATACACATTAACAGAAACATTATTCAACGTAACGCTAAACGTGACGAGAAGAAACCTGTTGTAAGAGTGGAACAGGGTCGTAACGTTACATATTGTATGGAAGTTGACATTAAAGGTACATCTAAGATGGTTTATCGTCCAGATGCACCTAGACCTTGTGGTGCTAAACTATGGATTGAAACCGAAGCAGAAGTTGAGATGATAGGCGTAGCATGATCATATTTAAAACACTTAAGTATAAGAACCTATTATCTTCTGGTAACAACTGGACTACTGTTGACTTTGTTAAGACTAAATCTACTCTAGTTCTTGGTCACAATGGTGCAGGTAAGTCTACAATGCTAGACGGTATCTCTTTTGCTTTGTTTGGTAAACCACATCGTAATATCTCTAAAGGACAACTAGTAAACTCAATCAACAAGAAAGACTGTATGGTTGAGGTAGAGTTCTCTATTGGTAAAGTTGAGTGGAAAGTTATTCGTGGTGCTAAACCTAATGTGTTTGAGATCTACAAGGATGGGCATATGCTCAACCAAGCATCCCATTCACGTGAGTACCAAAAGATACTTGAACAGAACATTCTTAAACTTAATCACAAATCGTTCCATCAGATTGTAGTACTTGGTTCATCATCTTTTGTACCATTCATGCAATTGTCTTCACCACATCGCCGTGAAGTAATTGAAGATCTTTTGGATATTGGTGTATTCTCTAAGATGAATGGTCTGATTAAAGAAAAGAATGCATTGCTCAAAGATAACATCCGTGAGACTACATTTGAGATTGATCTATTTCAAGAGAAGATTGATTTACAGAAGAAGTATATACGAGAAGTTGAAAACCTTAGTGGTGAACAGATTACTCAGAATGAAGAACAGATTGATATGTCTCGTGAGAGTATTATGATGCTACAGGAAGAGAATGAAAAACTTGGTAAAGATATAGAAGCTTTATCTGATGGCCTACATGACAATCTAGGAACTGCTAACGACACCAAAACAAAACTGTTACATTTCCAAGCAACTATTTCACAGAAGATTAAGACAGTATGTGATGAGGCAAAGTTCTTTGATAATAACGATAACTGCCCTACATGCGAACAGGATATTGATGCGGATCTTAAAGGTGATAAACTTAAGAAAGCTAAAGCACGTGCAATTGAACTTAAAGAGGGCTTGAATAAGGCTAACGATGAGGCACGTATCATTGAAGAGAAGCTTAAAGATCTGAATGAAAAGGTTCAGACAATTGCTTTGAAAACAAATGAGAGTAATTCAAACAATCGTGAGATCTCTAGATTACAGTCGCATATCGGAGATCTTATAGCTAACATGGAAGTTATTCGTGGTAAGGATGGAGACATCTCTAAAGAACGTGATGTACTACAAACACTACATGATGATCGTGAGAGTGCATTTGAGACACGTATGGTGGATAATGAATCGTTAGCATACAACATTGCTATGAGTGAGATGCTTAAAGATACTGGTATTAAAACTAAGATCATTAAACAATACTTACCTATCATCAATAACCTAGTTAATCAATATCTACAAACACTAGACTTCTTTGTACACTTTAACTTGGATGAGAACTTTCATGAGACTATTCGATCAAGACATCGTGATACATTCTCATACGATTCGTTCTCTGAAGGTGAGAAGCAACGTATTGACCTAGCACTACTATTCACTTGGCGTATGATTGCTAAGATGAAGAATTCTGTGTCCACTAACCTATTGGTTCTTGACGAAACATTTGATAGTTCGTTAGATCATGAGGGGGTTGACAATCTAATGAAGATCATATATAGTCTTGGAGACGAAACAAATGTATTCGTTATCTCACATAAAGGCGAGATCTTAGACGGAAAGTTCGAACGGAAGGTTACCTTCTTTAAGGACAAAAACTTCAGTAAGATGAAGTAAACACTTGACATATAGCTCTACTTGGGCTATACTTATTACATTATAACTATGGAGTCCATACTATGGAACTATCTGAAACTACTTTATCTATCTTAAAGAACTATGCAGGAATCAATTCCAACATGGTGATTGAGCAAG